AGTAGCCATTTTTTATTTTGTTTTTTTATTATTTTTTAAGATGAAATAAGAAGCGTTCTTCTGCTGACATCTTGTTATAAGACTTCGCAGGTGCGCTTACTTTTGCTTGTTTAACTTCTTTAATAGAAGTAGCGGCAGGTTGCGCGCTTAATTTTGTTACTTCGCTTGAAAGGTTAGCGTTGGTCTTTTTAACCTCAGCAAGTTCGCTTTCAAGTTTTGCAACCAAAGACAAAAGACCTTCAACTTCTGCGTTGAATGTTTCTTCTTTAGCTTGTTCAGTTTCTTCAACTGTTACTTCAACCTCTGGAGCTTCTTCAGCCATTGGTTTCAATTCAACAAGAAGACCGTCAGCAACAACTACAATAACTCCTTCTGCTGTTGTGTACTCTCCGTCCGCTACAACAACCTCGTTGCCTTCTGCGTCTTTTGACAATACACGAACACCAGGCGCCCATGTGTCGCTGTCCGAGTAGATACTCGTTCCGTCCGCAAGAATCGCTTCAACCATTTGCTTCACCTCAACTACTTCTTCAGCAGATAGGCTTACATTGTGTTTAGCGAAAAGAGCGTTTACTTTTTCTCTTAAGTTCATATAAGTGTTTATTAAATGTTTAGTTCCTAAATAGAAAAGTGTGTACATTTGTTTCGTAATTGAACTTTTCATTGATTACATTTTGATTTTAGGTTTGAACGGGGGAGTAGTTACCCCCGTTTTTTTTAGTCTAAACTTTCAAGAATGTCATTGAGTATCTTGATTTCTTGTTCGTTCAACCCGTACGTCTTAAAACCCATTTTGCCGCCCTCTTTTGTAATCTTAGTAAGTGCAAGAAGAAACAGGTTAGCGTCGTCGTTGAACAACTCCAACTTTAAAAAGCCACCTGCTTCAATGTTCATTATTCACCTTTTAGAATCAATTCTAATTCTTCAAGTAAAAAAGGAATTTGTTCGCTCAAATACATTTCTTTCTCAGCAAGGAAGTTTCCTTCGATTGAGAAACCCAACACTTCTTTGTTTTGTATTTGCTTCTTCACTTCTTCGTTCTCTACTTTCATGCAACCGAACCAAGTACCTTCTGGAAGGTCAAAGCCGAAGTTCTTCGACTTGTCGTTCTCGCCTTCGATGATCCACGTTTCAACCAACGACACACCTTCAACAACTTTCGCGTGTTCAACTGTTGCGTTGTTTGTCATGTTTTGCTTCAAGTAATTGTAAGCAATTGAACGAATAGTGTCCTTTGAATACTTCACATAGTATTCCTCGTCTGTCTTGTCGTCGCGTCGGTAGATAAGTTGGTCTGGAATCAATAACGCTCCGTACAACAGTCCTCTAAAATCTTCTTTGAACTTCACGCTGTGTTGTTCTGATAGTGCAACGAAGTCAACCCCGATTGCAGGTTGTTCCACAACGCTAATTGCGAACACGCCCAACAAACCTGCGTCGTCAATTCCGTATTCAATAACTTTAATTTTTTTCATATTGTTTTTTTTAACCGCCTAAGCGAGATTGATTTTGAATTAACTGTTGTGCTTCTAAGTTGCTTGACACTTGAGTACCTACGATGTATGCCTGAAGCGGTGGTTGTTGGTTGGGTTGCTGACTGATAAAGTCGTAGTTAGCAGGTGAAGGAGGCATTGTTCCGCCACCACCTCCGCTTATTGAAGGGCTACCTCCTAAACTTCCAGCACCACCACCCATATATTTACTTACACCACTTGCCACAATTGCTGCAATGGAAGCAGCAGCGTTTAAGTTATTGGCTGCAAACATTGGAGCTGCACTTGCAGCCGCTAATGGTAAAGCTAAAGGTCCAGACGAAGCGTAAAACGCTAATTGTTTTGCAAGTATTTCTGCATTTGCTGCTCTATTGCTTACAACTATTTTTGCTATCGCAAGTCCTTTTTCAAGAGCAAAAGCAATATCTGCCGCCTTTTTATTTTTAGCAAATAATGTACTTAAAAGAGAAATTGATCCATTTGCTATATTCCATTTTGCTTCAGCAAGTTGCATTTCACTTTCCATTTGAAAAGCATCTTGTTCAATTTTTCTTTTTTTAGATAGTTCATCTGCTTTTTGCTGTTGTTCAAGAAGTTTGTCATTTGCTTCTTGTTGTTGTTTTAATTTTAAAGCATTTGCTTCATCATCAATTTTAGCTTGTTCTGCATCTCCTTTTTGAAGTATTTCTTCAATATTGATATTATGCAATGCTTCAAGTTCTGCTAACTCATCTTTTGATTTTTTAGCTCTTATGTAAGTTTCGCGTTGTATTTTATATCGTTCTTCTGCTTGGAAAATTTCTTTTTCAATGTCAGACATACCACGACGCTTAAACTCATCCATTTCTTTTTCAATGGTAAGTACATCCTCAGCAAGTTTTTTTCTTTGTTCTTCAAGTATTCTTAATTTTTCTTCACGCTTTCTTTTTGCTTCAGCATCTTGTTCTTCTTTTGCTTTTTTTGCTTCTTCTATTTTTGCAAGTTCTTCTTCAGATTTTACGGCATCCATTTTTATGCGCGCTGATTGATATTGCAATTTTAAATCATTCATTCTTCCAGACATAACGAGTTTGATTTGATCAACTTCGCTTTGTCCAATAGCAATTCTTTCTTGAAGTCCTTTGCGTAATTTATTCTCAACAGATTCACGAGCTTTAAAAGAATTATCTATCCATTTAGACAAATCTCTTTCCGTTAACAGCCCTTGATTTTTCATGTCAATTATTTCTTCTTGTGTCCATTGTTGTTTGGACAATAAAGAATTCATAAAATTGATGTCACCCAGTTTTTTTGTTGCTAATTGTGCGTCTTCTCTGTTTAATAATTTAATCGCTTCTATACCTGCAAGTTCACTTTTTGCAGCATCATTTTTCTTTTGTTGCAAAGCGTATCCTGCATCCAATGTTTTCTTTGATTCTTCAACACCCACACTAATTTTCCCTTCAAGTTGTGCTTGAAGAAGTTTCAAATCATAAATTCCTTGTTCTTTGTTTTTGATTGCTTCAGTAATAGCATCCGTATCACCTTTTAATCGTGCAAGTTTTTCTTCTTGCGTTGCTATCTGAATTTTCTTTTCAAGAATTCCCTTTTCTTTATTATATGTATTTTCAGTTGATATTCCTTTAGCTTTCTCTAAACCTAATTGTCTTTCTAAAATTTTTGTTTCATCTTCAAGTACTTTTTTTTGTTTTTCAAGTTTAGAAACATCGGAAGAATTTATTATTGCATTTAATTCTTTCCAGTATGTAATAACTCCAATTAACACACCTGCAATTCCAAGAAGTGGATTTTGAGCAGCTAAACTAAATAATCCTTTTATGGCATTTTTTGCAGCACTTAACATTTCTTTAAAGCCATTTGTAATATCTTCTGGCTTTAATTTTTTAAGATTGGTTCCAAATAATGAAATGGATTGTGATAATCCTCCAAAATCTAAATTTCTCATTTGGTCACCCATAAGACCAAAAGAAGTTCGTAAACCTTCTATTGCTGGACCTGTGTTTGCTCTTACTGCATCAGCAGCATCATTCATTTGATCCTTCAACTCACCTGCTCTTGCAGCAGCTTTTTGAAATTCAGCAGAAGTAGAATCCATTGAAAGCATCTGCTTTTGCAGTTCCTTCAATTCTTTTTTTGCATTTGTTGACGCGTCAGCCGTCTGATTGAGTACGGTAATAGCGTTTGTACTTACATTAAAATCTATTGAATTTGCCATTTTAGAAGAAGATTATATATAAAACAAATATCCAAAACGCAACGTTTACATAAATTGGAGTAAAATTATCTAATTGACATAGCCATTTTGCTAGTTTATTTTTACCACTTGCAATGCGTCCTTCCTTGCTATTGCTTTTGATATTCAACTTAATGAACTCTAAACAAGGGATTATTGCGTTTGCTTTATTTTGAAGTTGTTCCTTTGAAGTTGCTTCCATTACTTATTATTGTTATTGTGCTTCCTGCTCCGCTTATTGTTACGCTTCCGCTATTATCAATCGTTTCACCTGTGTATGCCTGAACAGTCAATACGTTAGGTGCGACAACTCTTTGTATTACAAATTCACGACCTGCCGTTGTGGTTGCTGAAGGCAAATAAATTGTGATATTTCCACCTGTTGTATCTGCGAAAATCATTCGGTCAAAATTGGTTATTACATAGTCCGTTGTTATCGTCTTAACTGGTTGTGTAATTGATGCGCTGAAGTTGACGGGTGCGCCAAATCGTGTCGGTGCTAAAGTTGGTGCTTGTTGCGTTATGAATGAACGCGTTCCAATGTTTGGTTGCGAGAAACAATTGTTTTTCGCAGAGTTCCAATAGTAACCAAAGCGACGACAACAATCTTCGGTTACCGTTGCAGGATCACCATTCGGTCTTTCCCAATTTATTGTCTGGTCAAGGTTGGCGGTTACGGGGAAAATGTCGCAGTCGTTGTCGATATCAAGAATACGAATGAGTTTTACCTTCGTCATGTCTTGCTCACCAACAACATAACCTTCGATGTCCAACACGCGCCACCAAGAATCAACTATCCATATTTTATCCGACCATTGAAAAGTAAATATGTCATTCAAAGTCAAAGCGAACATCCCTTCTAAGATGCGCGCTTGCCCGTCGTAAAGTTCACGATAGTAGTTTCTCCACCAACGGTTGTAAAGATTGTTATATGGCGGTGCTATAATCGTGTGAAGCGGTACTTCAGGAGCAAAGTTGAGGTCGTAATCTGAAACCGTTGCGTTCATGGTTGAATAGTTATTCAAACACTTGACTGCCGTTTGCACTACATCACCACTCACCTCGTCGTACATATTGACAAAGAAGTCAGCAAAGTAAAAAAGAATACGCGGTTTAGGTTGTACGAATTGTCCTTCTGCATTGATGAAACGAGGCACGACAACATCGGTATTTTCAACCGCGCGTGAAGGTGTTGGTGCAAAAGCAAGTTCAACCTTTTCTTCGCCAGTTGCGAACTCGTTGATTACTTCGAAGTCGTTCTCCGTTACCTCGTAAGTTCCGTAAATATGACCGTTGTCTTTGTACACATTGTTATAATAGTCGCTGTCTTCGGTGTATGTGAATGTGAACTTAGACTTTTGAAGGTCGGTTGTTGGATAGTACGTTATGTCTTTTGATATATCGAGTTTATCCGTCCAATCAAGAGTGTTTCCGCTTCCGATGTAGTCAACGAGTGGTTCAATGCGGAGCGTGTTCGGTAGTGTTCTGTCTGGAACGAAAGCAAGGTTGAACATCTTTTGAATTGATGTGATGAAATCAATTTGCTTCATGTCGGGAGCGTTAAACTCCATTAAGCAAGTGTCGCCTGTCAATGATGTTCCAACGCTTACAAGTTCAACTCCTGTTCCTGTGTAATCGTTTGCTCCGTTACCTATGAAATCAATTTCCATTGTTCCATTTCCTGTTGTAAATGGCTCGGCTGCAAATATGAATTTTACTTCGTCCCCTTGAACTAAAGAAAGCGTTATATTTCCTGTTGTGCTTAAGTCGTTTGTTGTGCTATTTCCTAATGAGTAAATAATAGTGTCTTGTTCGGTAAAAAATACATCGTTAATCTTTGCAACAAAACCAAATAATACAACACTTATATTTGTTCCACCTGTTGAAGTAGCTTGTCCACTCATCCATAACTTAAATGTGAAATCTCCTGTGAATGGAGCAGTATAAATTCCACTACTCCAATCTGAACCTGCATCCTCATATTCTGTAAAACTTGGATAGATATTATAAAATTTATTGTTGTTTGCAAATGCTATGTTGTTAAGGTTTGTTGACAAAGCCAATTTACTTGCAAAGTCATTTAATCCTAACGAACTATTCAAATACTGCCCATTCACAAAAGGCACATAAACATTCGCAAGTTCTTCAATCGTCCAATTGCTTACATGCTGAATACCCGCGTCCTTAAGTATTTCATCGAACAAGTATTTAGCGTTAACCGCAGGTGTCAAGTGTCCAACATAAAGCGGTTTATACGTTGGCTGACCGCCAATAATTGTTGAATAAACAGGTTGTCCTTCTGGATTACTTGCGGTTAGATTCCACTTGTCACAAAGCGTTAGAATCGTGTGTTCGTTTGGTGGTGTTTCCACGTTAGCATGAAGCAAATCGTAGTCCAAATCACCTGCGACAATCGATTCAATGTCGCGTAGTTTCTTCTCGTTTAATAGACGAGCAAGATTAGGTACTTCACCAAAGAACACAACTTCAAATTCAAATAATTTACCGCTCTGCCAATACAACTTCTTGACCTGAATGTGTCCCGTTGCAATTGGTATTGTGTTAACTGTTAATGTTGCAGTTACCTTCTTCCGAAAGTCAAACCAACCGTTGAAGTTAACATTAAAGATAGCACCGAAAAAAGCTACATTCGTTACGCTTGCTGGTATTCTAAACTCCTGCGAGTAGTTACCTACCGCGCTGAAGTCGGTAAGGTCTGTGAACTTGTAATTAAGATGAACCTTCTCGTTTTCGTAAAGGTCAATTTGTGCCGTTTCGCCTGTGTTATCGGTTAGCGTTAGTATTACTTGATTCATCATAAGCCAACAGGTTGAGAGTATTTAAGATTCAAAGTAACATTGTAAAGCTTCGAATAGCGTTCGTCCTTGATAACAAAGTTCTGTGTGTCGACAAGAACAGGTGTCATTGTGCCGTCGTCGTTAATTATATACACATCATTTGAACGACAAAGAGTTTGAAGTAGATTGAACTCTCCAACAGATACCCAGTCGCTATTTATTTGTAGTCCTTTGGTTGTTGTGACGTACCGGTCGGTTGCGCCTCTGTCGTAGGTGTTGAATGAGAATGTGTCGTCGCTATAAGCACCGATTACTTTTTGGTATTGCTTACGATCATAGTTGTACGACAGCTCCGACTTCTTCGTGAAGTTGAAGTAATCAATCCCACCACAAGTATTCGTCCAACCCAAGCGAACATTGTCAAAGCGACAATCGTCAGGAACAAGATAGAAACAATACAAGCGCGAAGCGGCTGTGTAAACAGGGAAGGCGATTTCTTTTCCAATTTGTATAGTGTAGTATTTGACGTTTGTAAAATCTAAACCGCCCAAGATTAAGTTGGAAGGATTAGCACCAATGACATTGACAAGATTATTTGCGTTGCTTAAATTGACATTTACGGTATCAATCAAAACGTCGCTGTTGTCGTACGTTGAAAAAACAGCAATGTCGAAATCGCTATCTGCAAGCAATGCCGTTGCTGAAGGTGTGTACATTACACCCCAGTCAGCTAATCGCGTTGGTATGTAGACGGTTCCGTTTGGTAAGCCACGAGCTGCCGCTTCAATCCAATTATGCGTATCTTTATTTCTTTCACTCATCACGTATTTAGGTGTGTCGTCGAGCGCGTAGCGTGTATTCGGGTTTGGTTTGTATCCGTCGCTTACTTGGTATTCGGCAAGGAACGCGTACACGTCGTCGATGTCAGCCATTCCGCTACCGCTTACTGTGAACACTCCGTCAACGAGCCAACCTTCTTTTATCGTGCAAGAAATAAAAGCAACGCTTGAATTTTCCGTTGTGTTTGTAGTTGTCAAAAGTGAAGCGTCGTGTTGTAAATTCTCACGAAAGATTGGTGCGAGGTCAAGTATTCCTCTGTCGCTTGCGTTTGGTTGCACGTTGACTTGGAAAGAACCGAAGTCGAACACGAAACGAAAGCCTGCGTTTGCTACGTTGTCGCTTCCCGCAACAAGCATCAATCGTTGTCCGATAGGGGTGTATTCGTATGGTTGATCGTGTATTGTAATTGCCATTATTGTATATCGTTAAATTGATTTTCTATTGTTGCGTTGAAGTCTTTGCCGTATGCTGCGACTACCTTTGCTTCGTATTCGTCCCAAATGTTATCGAAGGCATATTCAAATGCGTTCCACCCTTTGATTCCGTCCCTTCTAACTTTGAACATTATCAGTTTTGCAACTGTCTGTTTTAATTCTTCGCTTGACTTCTTAAACTTTCCACTTGACTTGTCGCGTAGTCGTATTCCTTTTATCGACATCCAGTCGTAAATGGCTTGTTGCATTGGCGACATTTGACCTTTTGCAGGTTTGCTTCCGCTTCCTCGTTTGAATGAGTATGGTGCGCCTTGTGACCTCTGCGTTCCATTGACACCCTTTTCACGAAACAAAAAGTATTGCCCTGCCTTGCCCTTTGCATAGACCGAAATATCAATTGCTTTACCTTTTATTTTTAACCTGTAAGCTAGTGACTTTTCAAGCGTACCACTTGCTATCGCGTTCGTAAAGTTGCGTCCCACCTTTCGCTTCATGCGATAGTCGGACTGCATCAATTCGACAAAGCGTTTAGCCATGTCGTTCACGACAGCGAAGAAGTTGGGTGCGCTCTGTTCGTTAGCCATTTTCCTTTTCGCTTTCCTCTTTTATCTTGTTGAAGAATTGGATCAATGGTAAGCCAAATTTCACAGGCATTTCTTGAATGAAAGCATCTAACTGCTTCAAATGTTCCTCTGTTAAGTTCATAATTAGAAAGTTATAATTGTTACACCTATTGCCATTGCCACGCAGTTTTCTACCCATGTGTTATCCGTTCCCCATGCTGCAAATTCATCTTCGGTGAGCGTGTAGTTACCATTTGAAAGAACTGTTCCTTCTTCTGTTTTCAATTCATAGTAAGTTGTGCAAGTTGTTGCGTTTGTTTCAAAGTTGAGAATGAGAACTGTCATCTCTGTTGCTGTTCCTGCGTTTAAAGGAAAGACTATTGGTTGAATTTTAGCCATTGTTTATATTATTTATATTACGAAAGTCCATCCTGTTGATTTGTTTATGTATAAGCCTTCTACTGCATCGGTGCAATAAACTATTAAACCAACAGCAGGAGTTGCTATTGCTAACCTTTGCGCGTTAGTCATTCTCGGAGGAAGAAAGCCTTGCGTTGTGCTGTTTACTGCTAATCTTGCAGAAGCAATATCCGTAAACGTGCCTCCACTTTGCAAAACAAAATTACCTGTTGATAAGAACATTGTTGCATAAGTAATTGAGCCACTTCCTTTAAAAGATAAGTTAGAACCATTTGTTTGAACACTATTTGTTTGTGTTGCAGTATTAAACATTGTTCCTGTTGCGCGAATATCTCCACTAACATCTAATTCGACACCAGGTGTTCTTCTAATGCCTAAACGATTATTCGTATTATCCCAAAACATTCCTGTTCCTGTTCCAATAATTCCAAATGTAGTACTACCACTCACTCTCGCCGTTCCATTCACATCGAGCTTGTACCCTGCGTCTGTTTGTGTTCCTGTTGAAAGAAGTAAATTACCTGTGCCAAATAAAGTACCAATAACAGCAACAGAAGAATTGTATAATGTTAAATTAGTTGTTGCTAACGCTAAGTTATTCGCCCATATGCTGCCGCAATTTACATTTCTGCTAAACCAAGCATCTCTAAATTTTGTTGCAGAAACTCCTATATCATAAGTTGCGCCTGTTTGAACAAGTATATTTTGTGTTGTCGTTGTTCCTGCTATTTGTAATGTTGTTGCAGGAGTAGCCGTACCAATCCCCAACCTATTGTTTGTATCGTCAAAGAAAAGATTTGCGTTATCCTGCGCTATTGTTGTTCCATTGCTGAATAGAACACTTCCGCTTGTCAAGGCAGGTAGTGTGAACTTACCGTTAAACGTTGACCAATCCGCAGAACTTAATGCACCTCTATTAACTGCGCTTGCCGTTGGTAAGTTGAAAGTGTGCGTACTTGTCGCGGAAGATATACCGAAGTCTGTTCCTGTTGTTCCCGTTGCGAAGTTTTGCACTTGTGCCGTTAAGCCATTCAACGCTGTTAGTCCCGTTGAAAAAGTAGTAATAACTTCGCAAAGGTGACTATTTTCGGTGTGAAGCGTAATTGTCCTTCCTGAATGTGTAACGTAGATTCTTATTGCAAGTCTATCTGTTGCTGCTAAGGTAGTTTGTGGTACTGCTAATGCGCTGAAATACGCATCTATTGCCGTTCCGTTAGTTATGCCTTCGGGAGTTGCTGAGTTAGACGCTATCAAAGATAATGTCGCTCCGTTCCATTTGTATAGCTCCACATAAAATGAAGGTGTACCACCGCTACTCGATGCGCTAAAATATGTTTCGAAGTTCCAATTGCCTGCTGGTATCTCTAATTGGTTTGGAACGTTAGCATCTGTGATAAATGATTGAATGTAGCCGTTCGCGTTTATGGTGAAGTCTGTTCCTGCTCCTAAGATTGGTGTCCTGTCCATTTCTTTAAAAGCTACACCGCCAATCGTTCCTTGCGCTACTGATCCGTTCAGATAAAAAGCTAATGACGAACCACCGCCTGTTGACGATGGAAAGTTAGCAAGACTACCGTCACCTCTAACATATTGCGATACCGTTCCTGCTCCTGTTACCGCTATATCTCCAGACGATGTGATTGGACTATTCGCCACGCTGAACGCGGAAGGCATTGTTAAACCCACGCTTGTAACTGTTCCGTTCGTTAGCGTTGGTTTGTTAAGAATCTCACTTACTCCACTTGTGCTGTTCCAATCTGAATTGACCTGAGCAGCAGGAATTGTTGGAAGGTTGTCTAAGTCGTCGTAGTCATTCGAGAAACCTACCGCGCTTATGCTTGTAATGTCAGCCTTCAAAACAATTTCTTCTTCTAACGCGTCAATGGCTGCTTCGATATCGATAATTGTTTGACAATCTCCAATCGTTTCGCACGTCAATCCTATGTTGTCCGTTGTCAAATACCAACCGCGCACCCCTGCTCCGTTCGTTCCGTAGTAATAGTTCGGTGCTGGTGTTGCTTCGTCGTTCACAAGAGAAACGTTTCCGTTCTCGTCACGTACTATTGAATCGATAAAGGTCAAGATTGAACCCGTACCACCACTTCCACTTTCGAAGAAGTCGTTCCATTCGGCAGGAATAGAACAAGCGTCCCAATAATATGGAACGAGTAATTCAAGACTAACTGTCCAACCGGTTAGCGTGTTGTGAAATTCTTCAAGGAATGGTTCGAGCGTTACATTCTGCACCGTGATTAAGTCACCAAATAACATTCGGTGGTTGGTAATCTCGGCAATCAAGTCTTCAGCAATTCGTTGAAGGTCGGACAACACCTCGCGTTGAAATTCTACTTTGCTATCTTTATCGCGTGGTAGATCCGCAAGGACAATCTGAAAAGAGAATGTCTTCGTTCCTTTCGCGTAAGTAACATTCGAAGGGACAACGTGCATAAATGGATATTCGGTAAACTTTTCAAGGTCTGCCGTGTCAATCTGCCCGTGTGAAAAGGTCTTTAAAATAAAGTGTCCAGAAGCAAATGCTTTGAATCTATCTATGAGCGCGTTGTAGCTTTGTACGTTCGACATAATTGTAGTCTATTAGGTAAGTCATATAAGTAAATATCTCCCAAGCACTTTTTTCCGTAATTGCGTCCAACTTTGTTATGTCGCGTCCGCACGCTTCCATGAATAAGTGATACCAACCGTACCTTCCAAGTACCTGGTTTAGTCCTTCTCTGTCTTCAACTCCTCCGTCAACTCCTCCGTCAACTTCTGTACTTCCTTCTCCAAATAGTCGAGCGAAGTGTTGCTTAGTTCGTTGAGCAAAGTCGAAAAAAAAAGCAGCGCACCATTGAATTGTTCAAGCGTCATCTGCTCAACATAGTCTTGAACTTGTTCGCGTGATGCCTTGCTGTGTGGTACGATTGTGTACTTCGAACCCACGCGCTTGTCTATTGGTCGGTAAAGCGTTCCCATTATCTTCACCATGTTAATTGATATGTCTGCAGCCCACGTTGAAATATCCGCGTATTCACCCATACTGATTGAGTAAAGGTCAGGAATAAAACCAAAGTCCTTGTCTTTGATTGTAATCGTTTCAAAGAACTTCGCTGATTCATTTGTGAGTGTGTCTTTAAACGCTGCGAGTAATGTCGGCAAGTGTTGAAAGGGAATCTGTTCCGCTTTGTCTTTCGGTAGGTTACTAATGCTAACCAACTTGTCGATGTCGCTCTTTGCGCTGTGGTAGTCAACGTATTGCTTGACGCTGATTGAAGAATAGTCAGCAGGTATACTTACTTTGATGCTCATATTCGTAACTTTCGTAATGGTTTAGTAATTTTCGTAATAGTTTAGTAATTAAGAACCGCAATAAAGACACCCTTCGTCGTCGTCGTCTATCGTGTTCGCTTCTTCGTGTACTCTGATTGCTTCCATGTGTACTTGTTCCTTTGTCCACTCTGGGTGGAACATCGCAATCTGCGACCTTAAGAAGTTTAATTTGTTTTCGCTCATTCTTTTTGTATCAATGCTGTCAGGTTTGTTCTGACAATTCAACTATGATTAATTCGTACCTTTTCGGTTACGTTTATATTGATTATGCATATTGCGTTACCCTTTCGGGTGCGATTTTATTTCTCGCGTGTCCCAAAACATTTCGCACTCTCCGTCCTTCATTGGTGGATCGATGAAGTAGGCTTGTCTATACGGGCTTTCTTTTGCGATGTATCGGTAACACGTTTCGCGTTGCTCGCAGTTAATACCTTTGCACATTGTTATATCCGCCATTGTTATATTATTAATTGTTCAACGTCTATCTGGTGTTCTTTGAGAAGCTCGCGTATGTATTCAAATACTTCTTCGATGCCTTCCTGATACGCGCCTTCCTGCCTGTCGTTGTACTTCGTGAATTTGCGATATCCGTTCATGTCGAGTTCCCACAAAGCCATTGCCATATCGCGAGCTTTCATCATGCGCTCGAACTCAATACGATCGTCCCTGTCGTCAAGGTCAAATGTTAAATTTGCTTTACTCATTCGGTAGTTGTCGAATTGGTTGTTATAACTTGTCGTTGATAATTATTTGAATAGGAGCATCGTTCACACCTGCAATTTCACTTCGCTCAACGTACCCTCGTTTCTTTCCTCGCGTCTTCAAATAGAAAATCGTTGCGCTTGTGTTGGGTGCGTCTTGAATACGGATTACTTCACCGTCTGGTGTTGACACCTCGCGATGCGCTCCCTTAATCAATTCGAACAACTGACTTTCTGCGAAGTCAACAGCAAGGTCTGACAATGATTCAACCTTCGCTTTGTAGTCTTCGTCGTTATTCATCCATAGATAGTGTGTTGTTCTATCTATTCCAACAATCTCACACGCAGAAGTTACCACACCCAAAGTGCTTTCAAGAGCCTTTAGCATAGCATTCTTTTTTAGTGTAGAGTTTTGTTGATTTGTTTCTTTACTCATAATGCTATTGTTAACTGACGTTTCCTTTTCTCAATAAACAGATTGTTTTGAAAGAAGTCGTAGCGCATTAACTTTTTGATATAAGCGTTTGCCTCTTTGTTTAACTTATCGTCGTTGTACCATTCGCTAATTAGTTTTAACATATTAGGAATTTCGTTCGCTATTGCTGTAACAAATGTAACATATTTTGTATGTGTTACAAACTTGTTGTTTTGAAGTTTAAGCGTGTAGAAATAGTCGGGATCAAATGGTTTAGAATATTTGCGTAATTCTTTCTTATTGATTACTACCAGTTGCTTTCTTTTACCCTTGCAAATGTTTACACCGCCACCGCCTAACGCTATATTCAAAACGTTTGGTTGCATAACAAAGTCTTTGTTTACAATCTCACGTTCTTTTTCTAATGCTTCCTCTCTTGTTTTGTGGTGCGAAATGATTTCCTTTTCAAATGCGTCTTTGCCTAATTCAGACATTAACCTGCGAAGGTTTACTCCAGATCCCATATAACCGTCATTCAAATTTGACGTGCTGTGAATACCGATGTAGATATTGTCTGAATCCTTTTGTTTTATCTTGTAGATATAGTGGTGCATCATTTTATAAATATAAAAACTACTCTCGTTTTCTTTACGAAGGTAACAACTACCCCAATTTACTTTTGTAGTGGTTAATAAGTTGTTCCATTTTAGAATCGTAGTATTTCGAGAATGTTTTGAATCCGTCGTTATCTTGTTCGAATAGTCTGAATAGAACACCACGCAAACGTTGTGATGGCTTCTTTAACGTATCTTCTAACTCACTCTTTAATGATTCAACTGCGTCCAATTCTTCGCGTTTAAAATCTTCATCTTTGAACGCAAGGTAACCGAATTGATTTGCAATTGTAAATAGTTCGGACGCTTGCGCGGGACTTAACTCGTTTGTTCCAAAGGTTAGTTTGAGCGTCTTGTCCTTTCGCGTACCTACGCTTTCAAGTTGAGCGGGAATTATAATCATTTATTTAAGATGTGTTTCAAAGTCTTGTAAACTTGTTAAGTCGCCTCTAAGGTTCTTATTGATGTCGTGCCAACGTAAACTATTAATGTAGAAATCAATTGTCTTGTTAGGTGTGAAAACACGAAAGTGAGCGTTTTGAAAGTTAGTCCAAGTCATTACATTGTTTTCTTTGTACTTGTTCAACATTTGACCGAATAGTTCTCTCTTTGCTTTGTTACTTACTTTGTTCATCTTGTTACTTCTTAAATTCAAAAAAACGTTGGTATATTAATTACTCCCGAGAATAGATCTTGAGCTAAGTGAGAGATAGAAGTATCCACGCACACTAATTTCTTAATGTGTTGGACTCTCACTTTTGCGATAATTACTCCGTCGAATGAGTCTCTCGCTGTCGTGTCCTAACGTGAACAGCAATGTCCGTTAGTCTGGAATCTATCTTTCGAAGAATTGCCTCTCCGTGTGTCGTATGGCTTATTCCTTTGTCATACCATTGGGCTAATAACACAATCCCACAGTTGCCCTTATTCATCTTTTACCCTGCCGTTCAATACTCCCGACGATAAAAAATATACCCCCAATT